ACTGGCCTTACGGCACGGACATGAGCGAACCAAACTGGACGGGTCGCACGGCTCGACAGATGCGTGATTACAAACGACCTGATGACCGTATACCACCTGCAGCGTGGGTAATGGGTTTGTTGGCATTAGCGTTAGTGTTTGGTTTTTTTCCACTTTTATCATTGGTGATGCTATGAACCAAGTTGCTCGCAACACAGATCCGTCAACCAGCTGGGCGGCAGCTGATTCTGCAAAGTCTTTAGCGGCTCAACACGCCACGATTATTATTCAAGCCTTATGCAAGTATGGGGCAATGGGGAAAGACGGTATAGCCTCAATTACGGGACTTGATGGCAATCAGGTTGCCAGGCGGCTTAGTGAATTAGAACGCAACCATGAAATCCTGCTAACTGGTCGCAACGTGCAAAGCAAATCAGGTCGAGCCGAACGGGAATGGAAAGTAATGCCAAAACAAATGGATTTAATTTGACATGATTAGGCCAGCAACGCTGATTGACTTGCCATATATTGTCAATCTTGCAAACAAAGAAAGCATGTGCCTTGGTTTTATTCCAAAACCTGCTTATGAGGCTTGCGTAACTGGCGTAAAAACTGGCAAACGATGGAGTACAACTTGTAACGATAAATTGTTTGTTTGTGAAGAAAATGGTGATTTGGTTGGTTTTGTAATGTTTTCTTTTGGCAGAATTAGCAAAGTTAATCAAATTTGTATTCAACCAGATGCCAGGTTAATAGAAAGAGGAAAAGCATTGTTAAGCGCAGGCATTTCACATGGAAATTTAAGGGGCATAGAGGATTTTGCTTGTGGTTGCGCTAATGATTTGCCTAGTAATTTTTTTTGGCAACAAATGGGTTGGGTTATGGTTGGTTCAAGGATGGGAATTAGTCATAAAAACACTTGGAAAGAATCTAGCAAACGTAAAGTAAACATTTATCGTTACCAAACAAATAGCTTGTTTATCAATAGTTTTGGTTTAATTTTGCCAAAAGAAAACGTAACAATTGCTATATAAACATGGGTCAAAAATGAGCTATATCATTGGAAACTTACCGCCAATTAAGTGTTTTGTGCGGCGTGAGTATTTGTACAACTTTGATAAAGGACACGGTGAGCTTGAGCCTTGCATCTGGGTAAGCATTAAGGCAATTCGTGGGCAAGTATTCCGCATTGAAAGCCTGTTGCCACGATACGGCGCACTTTACGACAAATTGCCAATTCAGGCTTATGTTTGGAATCACCATCACGGAGATTTGGATTACGACATATTGCAACTGTGGGATTGCATGGGTTACAGATTTACTGTGCATGAAAAAATTGGCTTGCAGTCTGGCATCGCCAAAATTAGGGGTTTGGTTGATTGTGACGTATTCCTGAACGGTTGCCTTATAGTCCCTTGCGGATTTGCTTAGTATTGTTCTGCCGTGGAAATTGCGCCAGTAAGCGTTTACTGACGGTGGTAAAGGAAGTTGTAAGGTTGCAATCATAGCAATGCCTTAGTTTGGGCTAATAAGTCTTCCTCCGTCACGCCATATTTCACCACAAACGCCTTTTTACCCAAAGACCGGCGCAAGCAAGATTTGGATAACAGGCTTAAAAGTTTGCTAGACAGTTTAGGCAACGCAGGCGTGTTTGACGATGATAGCCAGTTTGACAAAATAGAAATTGCAAGGGGGGTGATTAAATCAGGCGGCGGTTGTACAATTGTTATAGCTACTTTGTGAGGCCACTATGGACTATCCTGCCGTTTTCGTTGCAACCTTGTTCCATAGCGGGACAAATGCTCATTTTATGCACCTCCAAACGGACAGCTACGCCAAGCATAAAGCGTTGCAAAAATACTACGAAGGCATTATCGATTTAGTTGATACTTGGGCAGAAACGTACCAAGGGGCTTACGAGCAGATTAAAAGCTACCCTAAAGACTTTCACCTAGCCACAGACCCAGTTAAGTACATCACAAGCGTCAAAGCCTTTGTAAAAGACATTCGTGATGAATTGCCTAAAGACACAGAGCTACAGAACATAATCGACGAGATTGCGGGCTTACTAAACTCAACACTTTACAAATTGAGGGCGTTCAAATGAAAGCGGGACTATACGCAAACATTTTAGCCAAACAAGAGCGAATCAAAGCCGGAAGCGGTGAACGCATGAGAAAGCCAGGCGATCCAGGCGCACCTACGGCTAAAGACTTCAAAGAATCAGCTAAGACAGCTAAAGACGAGAAGAAATGACAGCGGCTTGGCAACGCAAAGAGGGAAAGAACCCTGCTGGCGGTCTAAATGCCAAGGGTCGAGCAAGTGCCAAAGCAGAAGGCATGAACCTCAAGCCACCAGTCAAATCAGGTGATAATCCACGCCGAGCTAGTTTCTTAGCTAGGATGGGCGGCACAGCAGGCCCGATGGAGAAAGACGGGAAACCGACTAGACTAGCGTTAGCACTTAAAGCATGGGGCGCAAGCAGTAAAGAAGATGCCATTGCAAAAGCACACGCTATTAGCAAACGTAATAAGTAAGCTAAACTCAACCAATCTTAAATCTAAGACCATTGAGAAAAGATATGGAAATCAGCAAAGTAGTGAAGTCTGGTGTACGACCTAAACCACCCGCAGCAGGGATTGGCAGAAAGAAGGGTAGCGTCAACAAGGCAACAAAAGCCTTTAGAGATACCGTTACAGCCTTGTTAGAGAATAACTCAGAGAACGTAGGCAAGTGGCTAGAAACCGTTGCTCACGGTGATGGCGATCAAGTTAAGCCAGACCCAAAAGGTGCTTTGACGCTGATTGCTCAACTTGCTGAGTTTGCCTCGCCTAAACTTGCACGAACCGAACATAGTGGCGTGGATAACAGTCCGATTGAACTGATTGTGAAATGGCAAGACGAGTAGAAACAATCCCGTATAAACCACGGGCTGCGTTTAAACCGTTTCACAACCGCACCGAGCGCTGGGCTTGTCTTGTTGCCCACCGTCGAGCAGGCAAGACTGTCGCAGCAATTAACGACATTATTCGTGCCGCACTCATGTGTAAGACTGAAAGCCCATTATTTGCCTACATTGCACCGTTTCGCAGCCAAGCTAAGTCCGTGGCTTGGGACTATCTCAAACGCTTTGCAGCACCAGTCCTTGCGGCATCCAATGAAGCCGAGCTGACGGTTGAGCTTATAACTGGCGGCAAGATACGCTTGTTCGGTGCTGACAACGCTGACGCTATGCGAGGCTTGGGCTTTGATGGCGTGTTTATGGACGAATACGGGGACTTTAGACCGTCAGTCTGGGGTAATGTCGTAAGACCGTGTTTAAGTGACAAAATGGGCTGGTGCGTTTTTGCGGGAACTCCGAAGGGCAAAAATCAGTTTTGGGACATATACGAAACCGCTAGGCGCACACCTGACGAGTGGTTTCATCTTGTCTTAAAAGCATCCGAATCTGGACTGTTGCCCGAAGCAGAACTTAAAGCCGCTGCCGCACAGATTTCTCAAGACCAATTTCTACAAGAGTTTCAATGCTCATTTGAAGCTGCCATTGTTGGCGCTTTTTTTGGCGAGGACTTACGCAAGATTACAGATGCCGGTCAGGTTAGGCGTGTTGATTACGATCCGCACCTACCGACTTACACGGCTTGGGACTTAGGCTATCGAGATGACACGGCTATTTGGTGGTATCAAGTCGTCCGCAACGAAATCCACATCATTGATTATTTTGCAATAAGTGGTGCAAACATTGCAGAAATAGCTAAAATAGTCGTAGAAAAGCCGTATAAATACGCAAAACATTACCTACCGCACGATGCAAGGGCTAAAACTCTAGCAGCAGCGGGTAAGTCAGTCATTGAGCAGTTGAGTGAGTATTTAGGTATTAACAACATGGCTATCGTGCCTGATTTGTCGGTGCAAGATGGGATTCAGGCGGTGCGTCAAATGCTGCCAATGTGTTGGTTTGATGCTGAACGAACGCACGATGGGTTAGAGGCTTTAAGGCAATATCAGCGGGAATACGACGAGGACAAGAAGGCATTTAGGCAAACACCACGGCACGATTGGACAAGCCACCCAGCAGATGCGTTCCGAATGTTGGCGATTGCTTGGAGGCTAGAGCCAAAGGTTAAGCAGCCAGATATGGTTAAGCCGTTGATTGTTGGGCCTGAGAACACAGTAACTTTAAATGATATGTGGGCAACCCACACAACTAACCGGAGTAGAAGATTATGAGCGGCGTACAACATCCTTATGAATATCAATACGAACACGTTGCAGCAAGCCAAACGGCTCAAGTGTTAGGCGGTACAGGTGCAGTTGGTGATTACTTAGCCCGTTTAATTTGTACCGTATCAACAGCTGCATCCGGCAACGTTGTTTTGTTTGATGGTGCAGGCGTTTCACATACCGTTTTGCCAGCGTTGTGCGGCACAGGCATTAACACTTACAACATTGAGTTAGGCTCTATTTCTAAGTTTGGATCGTGGAGAATCACGACAGGCGCAGGCGTGGAAGTGTTAGCAATTGGCATCTTTAGCGCATGATCGTAGCAAGCGTATTGCGGTCAGGTGGTGATTTCAAGCCTGAACACGTTTATGCGTTGCAAAAGATGTGCGCCAAGTATCTGCCACCGCATGAGTTTGTGTGTCTGTCTGACGTTGATTTAGAGTGCAAAACTATCCCTTTGATGCACGATTGGGTTGGTTGGTGGGCAAAGATGGAGTTGTTTCGGCTACCTAGTGCGCTGTACTTTGACCTTGATACTGTTCTGACTGGTGACTGTACGGCAATGATTGAGGCGGCAAAGCAGCACGACTTTGTGATTATGCGTGACGTTTACAGGGGTCAGTACAACCCGAAAGCCATGCAGTCCAGCATGATGTATTGGTCGAAACCTGTCGATTTGTACGACAAGTTTGCAGCATTACAGATGTATACGGCGGGTGGTGATCAGGCTTACATTGAACACTTTATGCGGGACAAAGTGACGTACTGGCAGGACATTGCAGATGGGATTGTGAGCTTTAAGGCTGATGTGCTGCCCAAAGGGGTAGACGATGCCAAGGTTGTGATATTTCACGGTAAGCCTAGACCGTGGGAACAAACGAGG